ACTATGCCTATCTTGATTGATGAAACCAATGAGATTATTGCTGGTCATGGAAGATTAATGGCTGGGAAACAGCTTGGTATCAAAGAAGTGCCTTGTATTATTGCGAAAGGTTGGAGTGATGAACAAAAGAAAGCCTATTGTATTGCAGATAATAAACTCACAGAAAACAGCACTTGGTCTAAAGATTTTCTAAAACTTAATCTGACCAACTTATATGACAATGAATTTGATTTAAAGCTAACAGGATTTAGTGATGATGAATTATCAAAAATACTTCCAGACTTTAATATTGATGAAGGATTAACAGATGAAGATGATGTGCCAACACCACCAGAAGAGCCTGTAACTAAATTAGGCGATATATGGTTATGTGGAGAGCATAGGGTAATGTGTGGGGATAGTACGAGTGATAATGATACAGATAGACTAATTAATAACGCAAAGATTGATTTAGTTTTTACAGACGCACCTTATGGAATTAATGTTGTTCAATCCAATCAAGTGGGTGGTGAAGGAATTACAGAATCAGGCACATATTCAAAAATTTTAGGAGATGAAACTACAGACACAGCACAAAAATTTTATGAATTATGCTTGAAAAAAAATTTTAAAGATTTTATTTTGTGGGGTGGCAATTATTTTACTAATTTTTTAAAGCCCAGCAGATGTTGGATTATCTGGGATAAAGAAATGACAGGTAATTTTTCACAAGCTGAAATGGCTTGGACATCTTTTGAAAAAGGTGGAGTAAAAATTATAAAACATTTATGGAATGGCTTATCAAGAGAAGGTAATAGAAAAGAAGAATTAAAATCCAGAGTACACCCAACACAAAAGCCAGTAGGTTTATTCTTTAAAATATTACAGGATTATAAAAATGTTAAGACTATTTATGATGGTTTTTTAGGCTCTGGAAGTACATTGATTGCTTGTGAGAAAAGTAAAAAGATATGTTATGGATTGGAACTAGATTCTAAATACTGTGATGTAATTGTTAAAAGATGGCAAAACTACACAGGGCAAGAAGCTGTATTAGAATCTGATGGCACTAAATTTAATGATATGTTGAAATAATCTTATTTTTACTTTATAAAAGATATATATGCCTAAATTAGTAAACAAAACAGAAGAAAACGAAAGAATGGTAACGCAGTTATCTGGACTTGGATTGCCACACGAGCAGATATGCTCCATATTAAATATATCAAAGCCATCACTTTACAAGTATTATCAAGAAGAACTAATCAAGGGTAAGGCAACTGCAAATGCTAAAATATCCGAGAATCTTTTTAAGATTGCCACAGGCACAGGCAGAGAAGCTGTAACAGCATGTATATTTTGGTTGAAAACACAAGCTAGATGGACTGAAAAACAAGTATTGGAGATTCAAGATGGCACAGAGCAAGATGACAAGTTCAAAGAACTTATCACAGACATTCAAAGAGCTAAACTCGCAGAAAAAGACAGCGACACTACTATTAACTGATTGGTATATCAAAGCTAGAAAGAATCAAATAGTTGTTGATGAAGATAATATAAATATAAATTTATATCTTTGTGGCAGAGGGTGGGGAAAGACAAAGTGCGGAAGCATGGATATAATTCAATATTGCTTACTAAATTCAAATGTTATTTGTGGTGTAGTTGCTCCAACATATGGCGACTTAAAAAGAGTTTGTTTTGCTGGTGAATCTGGTTTATTAGGCATATTAGATAAAGGTTTATTAAATGATTCAGGCTATAACAAATCAGCTAATGAGATAGAATTTTATAATGGCAGTAAGATTATCGGCTTTCCAGCGATAGAACCAGACAGATTAAGAGGAGTACAGTTCCACAGAGTTTGGTGTGATGAATTAGCTTCTTGGCGATACAGAGAAACATTTGATAACTTAATGATGGCTTTACGATTAGGTGAAAGTCCTAAATGTATTATTACCACAACACCCAGACCAACCGAGTTAATCAAAGAACTTGCAGTCAGATCAGATACCAAAATAATAAAAGGAAGTACATTTGATAACGTAGAGAATTTAGCTCCATCTGCTATAAAAATGTTGAAAGAAAGATATGAGGGAACAAGACTTGGAAGGCAAGAACTTTACGCAGAGATATTGGAAGATGTAGAAGGTGCATTATTTAATAGTGCCAACATAGAACAGAGCAGAATAGAAGTTACACCAGATATGCAGAGGATTGTGATTGCTGTTGATCCAGCCGTAACAGCTAATTCTAATTCAGATGAAACAGGAATTGTTGTTGCTGGTCGTGGTATTGATAATCATTTTTATATTTTAGAGGATAAATCTGGTGTATTCAGTCCTGATGTATGGATAAAACGAGCTATTGAGTTGTATTATAAGTTTGACGCAGATAGAATAGTCTGTGAGGTCAACAATGGTGGCGACTTAATAGAAAAGTTATTAAGAGTGCAAGATGTAAATGTGCCTTATTCATCTGTTAGGGCGACAAGGGGAAAGATGTTAAGAGCAGAGCCGATAAGTGCATTGTATGAACAAGGTAAAGTTCACCATGTGGGATATTTTAAGGAGTTAGAAGAACAGATGTGCAGTTACACTCCAGACACAGTAAAAAGTCCAGACAGGCTTGACGCACTTGTGTGGGGAATTAGCTCACTCATGAATTCTGGCAGAGCAATTTTTAGAATCAGTTGAGGATTATATAATGGGATTATTTGATAGGTTTAGAAAACAAACAGAGCAAATGCAAACCAAAGAAGCTCCGAGAGTGATGTTTAATAAAATACAAGCGTATCAAGGTAAAGGCATAAGAAAGTATCAAGAGCAAGCACAACAAGGTTATCAATCCAATGCCATAGTATATAAATCTGTGAGTATGATTGCGAACAACGCAAGTGCAGTTAAGATAAAAGTATTTTCTGGAGATAATCAATTAGATAACCACCCATTGATATCTTTACTGGAAAGACCAAATCCGTTGCAATCTGGAGTAGAATATTTTCATTCTTTGATAAGTTATCTTTTAATATCTGGTAACTCTTACATGATTAAAGATAAAGACACAACTGCTCCGACAGAATTATATTTGCTTAGACCAGACAGGATTCATATCAAGACAGGAACATCTATGATTCCAGAAGCCTATCAATATAAGATAGATAATAAGGTGATTAACTCATATGAAGTAAATCCATTAACAGGTTATTCACAGCTTAAACACATTAAGCTATGGAATCCATTAGATGATTTTTATGGGTTATCTCCTATTGTTGCGTCAGCGTATAACATTGACCAGCACAATATGGCTGGGTTGCATAATGTTGCTTTGTTAAAAAATGGCTGTACACCATCAGCTATGTTGAAGTTCCAACCCAAAGATGAAACAGGTATGTCTGCCACTTTGACAGATGATCAGAGAGCCATGTTGTTACAAGACTTGGAAACTAGGTTTTCATCAAGTACCAATGCTGGGCGACCAATGTTATTAGAAGGCGACTTTGATTATGTACAGATGGGATTGAATCCAAAAGATATGGACTTCTTGGAACTGATGAATATGTCAGCCAGAGAGATTGCATTATGTTTTGGTGTACCAGCTCAATTAGTTGGTATTGCAGACCAGACGTATGCGAATGTGGCAGAAGCAAGATTATCATTGTATGAAGAAACCATTATACCTCTACTAAAACGACTAGAATCAGATTTAAACGAATACTTAGCTCCACTCTATGATGGCGATTTAAGCATAAGATACGATATAGATAGCATTGACGCATTATCAGAAAAAAGAAAGCAAATCTTTGCCAATGTCAGTCAAGGTGTTCAGCAAGGTATTTTGACCAGAAACGAAGCCAGAGAACGACTAGGACTTGAGCCTATAGATGGTGGTGATAGCTTATTAGTACCATCAAACTTATTCCCATTAGGCGAGGTAGATGATACTCCACCTGTACAGCCAGACGAAGATGAAGATGAATCTAAGTTTTATGAAGAACAGTATGAAGATATATATGGGTTAGATTCAGAAGAAAAGTGCTATAACCCAAGAAAGAAAAAGCCAAAGAAAAGAAAAGAAATGCTTGATGAAGATGTCTTTGATAACGAGCAAGAAGCATTAGACAGAGCCGAAGTAATTGGTTGCGAGGGAACACA